CTCTTTAGCGAGTTTCTTTTGGACTGGTGACCCTAACTTCTTTGGCTGGGTTCACCGAGTTCTTGTTGTCTAGTTCCCAGACTGCCTGGGCTAGATCCTCAGCAATTTCTGCGACTACACCGGCTGAAGGGTTGCCAGCGGTTGCAAGGATAGCTGCTTTGATTTCATCTTTGGTTGCCATGATTAGATCCTTTTGAGTAGTAGGTCAAACTGCTTTTTCTTTAGGTCTAGCAAGTCAAGGCCGTTGTCTGCAACATCTTCTGCTTCTGGCTGTGCCTTTAGTTTGCCAACAACATCGGTGATTAGAGTTGCCTGAGCCTCATCCAGGTCATCGCCGGACTCTAGCCTTAGCAGTGCATCGGCAAGCTTGTCTGGGTCAATCGCCTGGTCGGTAGATCTAACAGTCGCGGTGGTAGCAGGATAGGCAGCAAAGGATACGATGCTTGCCTCGAACAATCTGACTGATTCCAAGGTTCTTGTTTTCCCATCTGCCGACCATGAGTCCTTGATGACATTGAAGCCAAAGCTCATGGAGTCTATAACTTTAGTCCTAAGTAGCTCGGCAACATCTCTGCCTCGGGTTGTGTTGGGAAGTTGTGCTGTGACCTTTAGGCCTCGCTCATCCTCGACAAGTTGCATAGTGCCACCGCGAAGTGATGCAAGTGGCTCACCTGCGTCATGGTTCCAGAGAAGCTTTACCTCGTTGCGAGATTGTAGGGAACGCCTAAAAGCACCTGGGGCAACATACTCGATGAAGCCACCTAGATCCTCAGAAGGGCTGTTGAATACTGAGGCGTAGCCAGTAAAGCTCATACCATCGCCCTCAGCCCTGACCTCAAAGTCAACGTTGTTAGTTCTGACCTCTGGCTGTTTAGCCTGTGGGCCGTCAATCTTTAGGGCAATCGCTCTCGCGACATCTAGCCACTTGTTTTTATTAGTCATCCTGGTAGTTTCCTCTGCTCTGATTCTAGCAACAACCGAATCAGCGTAGTCTTTTGTGCGTTGTGCAGCTCTCTTAGATGGACCTGATCCCCAAAGCAAGTGAGCAACAACACCGGCTGATGGGTAGTTGTCTGAGTTCGGGTTGGCATCTGGGCTGTCTAGGTCAACAAGGTGTCGAGCAATCCAAGCAGCAATCCTTATCCACTTGTCATCGCTGACTGTGCCTTCTGCCATAGCTCGGGCCTCGCGGATAGTGCCAGGTGTGACACCATCGCCAGCTAGACCTTGCTCGTAATACTCAAGGCCTCGGCGAGCTGCTGCTCTCATGTAAGCAGGGGCATCTTGGTTTATAGCCCTAATCTCACCCATGTTGTCATCTTCATCATCATCGTTATCTTCATCTGGTTCCCAAGCGTTGCAGTAGAAGCCACCATCAACAAAGTCATCCCAACGCTCACACCAAGCTTTATCGCCAGCCTCGTTGATTCTTTCCTCATTGAAGAAGAAGCAGTTGCCACAAGCTCTGCCCTGTGGGACATCCTCGGCTAGGGCTGGTCTGTAGTTCTCAGGCAGTTCTCTTGTTGCTCTTAGTTCTGCAATCTTGTTTAGGGTAGAGAACTTGTGACCGACTAGCACATCGGTTGGGTTCCAGCCATCCTCACCCTCGCGGTAGATCCTGATAAGTGCAGCAGGGTCATCTGCTGTGCCGGTGATTGTGAAGCTAGAGTCTGGGACATTTATCTCGCCATCTCTAACAATCCTTGTGATGCGACCTTGGGCAACATTGTCACCCGAGCCCCATCTAACAAAGTCACCAACACTAAGCTCATCTGGCTCTGCCCTAAGCTCGCCACCTGGCTCGATCTCCTCAGCGATTGACAAAGCTACCATCTGATCTATGGCATCCTGTTTGGTTGGCTGGCAAGTGATAACAACGCCATCCTCTTTTACAACTGCCCACTCAGGGCAATCGGTCTGGTCAGAGATGAAGTAGGGCATTAGGCAAGCCTCGCATTTACTGTTATGGACCCACCGAGTGCGACAGCGGTTCCGTTGATTGTGATGGTTGTTTGTGATAGAGAAACTGTTTGAGTGCCAGAGTCATAAGCCAATGGTGCGGTTGCAGCAATTACACCTGTGGCTCCTGTGTTGCCAGTATCGCCTTTTGCTCCAGTGGCACCAGTGGCACCAGTTTCACCGACTGGACCCTGTGGGCCAGTTGCACCAGTGGCTCCTGTTGCACCCTGAATACCCTGAATACCTTGTTCTCCCTGTGGGCCAGTTGGTCCTGTTGGTCCTGTTGGGCCTGTAGGTCCAGTTGGGCCAACAGCTCCAACTCTTACCATTACAAGAATGACCTCATGGTTATTGGCAAAGTTTGTTGTGCCAGTTCCACCTGATGAATCAAGCGAAACTGCAAAGGTGTCATAAGTAGAAAAGCTTGTGTGGTTGCTAGTCAAAAGCCACTTTTGGAAGTTGGCTGAGTTATTAGCGTCTTGAATGATTACATAATCACCCTGATTTAGAAGGTGCAAAAGCAAGTTGACATCATCGTTGCCTACGTCAAGATGGCTAATGTTTATCTGTGTTGCACTTGTCTGAGTAGCGTTGTTGTAAATAATGTGTGTCGAGCCAGGATCACCAGAAGTGCTTGTGGTCTTTATCTTGTAGTTGACAAAACTCGATGACTGACCTGGTACACCTTGTATTCCTTGAGCTCCAGTTTCACCTGTGTCACCTTTTACACCTTGGATTCCTTGCGGTCCTGTTGGGCCTTGTGGACCTGTCGGGCCTTGAGCACCAGTAGCACCAGTTGCACCAGTCGAACCAGTCGAGCCAGTAGGACCAATCTCGCCGGTATCACCCTTATCACCTTTAGGCCCAGTTGCTCCTGTCGAGCCAGTGGCACCCTGAGGTCCGGTATCGCCTGTGTCGCCTTTGTCGCCTTTTGCACCTTGAGCACCTGTGTTTCCGGTATCTCCCTTTAGGCCTTGGATTCCTTGTATGCCTTGCAACCCTCTTGGCAATACAAAGTTGATTGTTTGATCTGGAGATGTGCCAGTAATTGTGACAACAGCGGTGTCATCCGCTGCCTTAGTGACTGTGCCAACAGTTAGAGTGTTGGCTGGTCCTGCTACACCTTGAATACCTTGTGGGCCAGCGTTGCCTAGATCGAGCGTTGTAAAGGTTTCAGTCACATTGACAGCAGCGTTGGTTTCATCAACCTCGATGCTTGTGCTGGTTTCAGTTAGTTCCAGTGTGACTTGGGACATTACCTAGTGACCTCAGCTTGGATAGCGAACGATCCCTGAATAAGTCTTGTCACCTGACCGCCAGAGTTTAGTTCAAGGTCATAAACATAGTTGCCAGCGATAGCAGAGCCCATTGTGTTGGCTGATACAGCAACAGCGATTGTGCCAGCAGTTCCACCAAGGGTTATGCCTGAGCCGTTTGTCAAACTGAGGATTGTTGCACTAGCGTTGGCGTTTTCTCTTACCTGCATTGCAGCGGTGTAGCCAGTTAGGTTTACTGCTGTGCCAGCGATTTTCCAAGTCATGTTTAGGTCATAAGTTGCACCCTGGTAAGCGGTGATGTTGTAAGTTGCTGGGTTTATCATTACTTGACCTCGTAAGCGGCTTCTGGATCCTCTGGATTGACCTGTGCGATTCCTTGTAGTTGGACTGTTGGTAGGCCTGTGTGTTGGATAGCAGGTAGGCCCATGACCGATAGCACATCGGCTGGGTCGAATCCTGAGTTGACTAGCTTCTGAGCCATGCCGACTCGCTTGTCTGTCGCGACTAGCTCGGCTGCGTCAATGTTCACATTGGCTAGTGGGACTCGGATAATCTCGCCACCTGCAACCGGTGGTAGATCCTCAAGTCTGCGGATGTCGTTGATGGTTAGGTATCCAGCTTGCAGTCCTGTTGAGTAAGCCGAGAAGCGTGTTGCAGCATCTCCGCGAAGTAGGCCGTCAAGTGTGAACTTGATGAAGGCTGTAGCTCCGCCTGGTTCGGCTGCCATCAAAGGTGTGAACGCTGACTCTAGCTTCTGCACGATTGGTCGAAGTGTGTGAGTCACAAAGGCGATGTTGTTTTGCTCAACGCTTGAGTAAGTGTTTGTGCCTGGAAGTCCTAATAGGTGTGGTGGGATGTTGAACGCTCTGGCTACATCCTCGACTGCCATTCTCCGAGAGTCTAGGAATTGTGCCTTATCGTTTTCTACTGTGGTCTGGACAAACTTAGCTCCACCCGATAGCACTCCGGTCTTGTGGGCTTTTCTGAATCCTTTGTGTCTTGCATCGAAGCCGTCAACAAGGTTCTTAGCTTGCTCTGGTGTTAGGTTGCCAGGGAACTCGATGATGCCGTTGGTGCTTGCACCTTGACCAAAGAATCTAGCAGCGTAGGACTCTAGTGCGATAGCTAGCCCAAAGTTATCCTTTAGTGCAGTCACGCGAGAGATACCGCGAATCTCACCTGGGCGAACTAGGTCAGGGATGTGGATGATCTCATCTTTAGTAAGTGGCTTGCCTTCACCCTCGTAGGTGTAGATAACTGAGCCAATTTTGTCTTTGCGAATCTCTACCTTGGCTGGGTTTAGCACTGTCATGTTTACAACGCGACCTTGGCGATCCTTGAAAGTTCTCACAAAGCCGTTGCCATCAAGCAACATAGAAACAATCAGCGAGCCGTAAAAGGCCTCTTTGGTTGTGTCAATGTCTGGTTGCTGTACCCAAGCTGGTCTAGGTCTAAAAGCAAAGCGAGCACCATCTCTGCGAATGTAAGAGTCGACTGGCAATGTTGAAATTGTGTCAGAGATAAGACTGACCGCTGAGAAGATTGCGTTGACCTTGAATACAGTTTCGTTGTTTACGATTGTGCCTGACTGATTCATTACATCGAGGTCATTGCCGGCACCCCAAACTGTCTGAAAGCTGATGGCACGCTGCTCGAATAGATTGTTAAGCACTTAGTTATTTCCTTTCGGCAGCAAGGCCAAACAAGACCAGGAATACGCCACCAATGATGAGTCCGGCTGGTACAAAGATTAGGGCCACGCCAGCG